TCACGGAGCTTGTCACGAATGAGTTGGGTTTCACAGGACTGGGGTGTCTCCACATCGTCTGCAACGATGAGATCAGCACGAGAGCCAGTAATTTGCCCAAAGATTCCGCTTGAACGCACAGAGGGAGATTGATCTGGTTTTGCCCCGTAAACGTCAAAAGCAACCTTTGAGAACCGTTGGGTATCGCTAGGGAAAAGGTCCTTGACCATGAACCAGTTACGGAGGAGGTCATGACAAAAGACGGAGAACGCATCCGCACGGTCTTGAGCTGCAGAAATAACAAGAACCTTACAGTCTGGATCCCGTCGTAGTCTCCACAACACATAACCAGCCGTCAGGAAGCTTTTACCGCAACCCCTGTACGCCATGATGATGCGCCGACTAGGACCTTCTTGTAGGTAGTCAGCTACTTGATATTGAATTGGTGTAGGGCTAGGGAGCCGTAGGTAGTGCCAAAGATGAGTAGCAAATACTGGAAAACTAGCTACAGCTTCCTGAATAATTTGCTCAGTTTGTTTTGAAGTCCTTGGCATTGTGAGCCCACTTGAACACTTGGTTCAGGTTATTCTGCAGGATCAGATTCATCTGGATGAAATGCAGTAGGTACTTCTCTAGGTCTTCTCGCTTTGTGTTAGGGATATCTCGCCTCATCTGCTCCATTAGTAGCTGCTGCTCTATGGAGAGATTGAAATTGGGCATAGGCGGTAGGTCGTCCATTGCTCGATTTGCGTAGCTCGCTCCTCACAATAGTCAGGAGTGCTTTGAAACCAAGTTTTCCAATGAAAGCTCCCTTTTTCGTGGTTACAACGCTTACAAGCTGGGACGATGTTGGTTGCTAAATCTTCCCCACCTTTTGTTTTGGGATGAACGTGATCAAGAGTTAGTTCAGAACTGTGGACCCCGCAGTAAGCACATTTACAGTCAAAAGCTTCTTTGATCGACTGTCTCCATTGCTTAACCGCTTGACGACGCTGGAGGGCTTGAAGATTCGCCATAACAGCCTCAGGGGTCATATAGACAAAGCCCCCGGCAGGCGATTGAATCACCATACCGAGGGCTCTGCTTTGTACATATAGGAAGGATTAGTTCCTAAGCACTAATATAAGACCTAACTTTCTTGAGATCGACTTCAGGCAAAGCAGAAATCATTTCGGAGATAGCAGAAACATCACCACCGTTAAGAGCAGTAATGCCTTGGTCTTTAAGGAACTTAATGGCGTTAGCAAGGTCAGATGCTTTTACATCATCCCGATTCAACTGATCAATAAGTTTGGTGGCTACCAGACGGTGAAGAGAATACAGATCACCTTCAGAAGCCAGACCTTCAGTCTTATTTAGAGACTTTTTTGGAGCGGCTGCCATAGATCACACGGAAGAGTTTCAACCCCAATTGTACGAGGCTGTTTTCTTTCAAACGAGAAACACCAATAATTTCAGAAACTGCAAAGGCACTTAGCCACAGCGCAGCTTGTACGGAAGGATCAGAGAAGTCCATGAGTGTTAGGACGGTTTCTTGATCAAAATAGCCCAACCAGTACCCGATCCTTCAACTAACCACCGTTTATTCCAGTTCTTTTTGGAATACGCCACTCCTTGTCCCTTGGTGTGGTTGACGTAACCTCCTCGGACCATATCAGCCTCACCGTTAGGGTCGTGGTGAATCCAAGCACCCTCTGTGTAACCAATGACGACAGATTAGTGCCCAGAGCCGCTAGGAGACGCTACAAGGCCCTTGTGTAGCCAGCCGACTACTACAGGCCTACCAGCGTCTATCTCCGCTTTGAGAAGCTCTGGGGTGCCGTTCTGAATGAATTTAGCGTCGAGTCCAAGGTGTTTTAAGGTTTTGAGCTGCGCTTCAGCACTTGTTGAATCCCCATAACGGCTACGGATCTTGTTGTATTCGTTATCTGTTTTTACCTTGCCGTAATAGTCAGCCACCATGGCACAACTAGAGCTGAAACACTCCCGATACCCCGTAGGTCCATTGTCTAGCTGGTACTCGTAAGGTACCTTTAGCAACTTTCCCGTTTGTTGGACCTCCAAAGGTTTAGTTTGGCGGTTCAATATTGATACAAGTTTGTTGACATAATTAGGGTCAGTTGCATAACCCTCAGCTATTAATTGTTTTGCAGCTTCTGTGGCACTTTTTGCGTTATTAACGCCGGAATAAGACTTGTAATCTTTGTACCAACGTTCAACGAGGTATTCAACACATTCCTTAAGAGAAGAGAAATTAAGAAACCCGTCCCGCACAGAAATAGGTACCCCATTGACATACTCCGTTGTAGAAGTTGTTGTACCTTTACCTTTTAAACCAAAGTAATTGTGAATACCAGATGTATTTCTACCCCAATTACTTTCAAGAGCCCACTGAGCAGCTACTAGTTCTGGATACTTGGCTCCAGCTTCACGAGCAAGCTCTATTACACCGTCCCACGAGCCGTTACTTGGAATATCGTTTTTTGGTCCTGACCGCCATAAATCAGAAAACTTTGCCAAGATTCCAGGAGCAATGTGCTCTTGCAGGAAATCCAAAGCAAAATTTTGATGTTCTTGATTGTTGTAGTACTTAGCTACGTCACGAAGAGAGATGTCGGCCATTGAGAAGAATCCGGTCGAGTTTCTCGTCGATGTGTTGGATCTGTTTGTCGATCCGGTCCATCATCGGCATGAGCTCGTCCTTTCTAACAAATTCTTTGTGAATCGTCATCTCTACGGAGTCGATTCTGCGATCAAGTTCCATGTGCCGTCTGTGTGACCAAGCAAAAGCACCACCAGCAACACTAGAGGCACCAAGAACAAGGGAAAGGAAAAAAGAAGGATCCATCAGGCTAGACCGTTAAAGCCTTTCTTCATTTTGTAGGCAAGACGCACAGCTTTTACATCAATCGACCCAGGCCGATATTGATGCCCAGGAGGAAGTGGTTTGGTTTCTTGAATAGAAGGAAGGCTAGGTCCATTACCGCTAGGTTTTTGACCTTCACGTTTAATTTCAAATGACGGCATAGCTATTTACCTTTGGGTACGCAGTTAGGAACAGGTTTGTTACCTTTCTTTTTCATACCAACCATTTCGTAGCCTTTCCAGCAGGGACCTTTAGCCATCAGTTTTCTCCTTTAACTTTGGTGTTGTACTTACGGCCTCTCCAAGAAAAATCTTGGCGGCCAGTTTGGCGAGCAGCAGCAAAGGCGTCATCAAATGAGCCCTTATCTGCTTTCATTTGTTGATCACGAAGCTCCATTTGACGCCTGCCTTTGGCTTCGTTGTAATATTCCTGCCGTTGCTCTGCGGTTAGCCCAGGAGCCTTTGCAGAGCCCGCAGAGAGCCCAGCAGCAGCTGCAGCGAGGTGTGGCAGGACCATGGACAGTCGAGACAGCACGCCGCCTCCAGACGCCCCTGCGGCGCTTCTAGCGGCCCCTGAGGTGGTTACAGTGCCAGGCATATTAGCCCGAGGCAGTCGAGCCGTTTGCATAGGCCGCTCGTTACCTTTAGGGGTCGGCAGATTACGACCTCGTTGAGTGGCTCCTTGACCTTCAGGAGCGTAGCGACCCGCATTACTACGAGTCTGTCCGCCACGTTTAATGGGCATAATAGTTACTTAGTTTTATAACCTTTATTCATTTTGCCTCCTTTTTGTATTTGAGGCTTACCTGCAGTTTTTGCTTCTGCAGACCAACGCTTAGCAATTTGAGGATGCTTAGCGTACATGTAACGCATTTGCTTTTCGGAGCTGAACGGCATGATGACTTTAAAACAATTCTTTAATCAGCTTATTAAAGGTTTACTTGAAATGTTGATCGAGCTTTGGAGGGAAGCTAAAACAGAGGCAAACTTAAATTCTGAAATATCTAAATACCACAAAACGGCTGAAGAGTTAGACCCCCAGCCGCAAGCAGAATTTAAAGAAAATGGTGTTTTTGGGGAACCTGAGTGGTTTATTCAAATGTCCCACCCAGCTTTTACTTCCCCTGACCCCGATAAGCCTTCTGACCCTTTTTAGGTTTGCTGTTTTTGCTTGAACCTTGGGTCGTTTGCTTTGGTTTAGACGGTAACCGTACTGGTTTACTGCTTGAGTTCTTCTTGCTTACCACGGCACTCCACTGGCTTTAGACGGGTTGCGCTGTTCCTCGATTTGAGCCAGCAGGGCTTGACCAATTTCAAGTACCTTTTCTTCGCCAAGAGCTTCCTTGACCCATTGAACTACTTCGTCCTTGGTCAGATCCATATATGGAATGAGTTGTTCAGGACGCTCAAACCCAATCGAGCCATATGCACCAGCAGAATACACATCATCTTTGGCATCGACGGTGTAGTGGGCTGTGTAGACAAAGCCGTCAGCAGTTTCCCGCTCAAGGTTTGCAATGTTCCAGTTAGAGGTGACAGTCATGGTGAACTAAAGATTCTTACTGAGTTTAGAGGAAAGTGGTAGTGTCAAAGACTACTAGGGTTGGCCTTAATAAACGGAGCCTTTAACAAGGAGAGTAATTCGTTTCTTATTAAAGGTAGCGTGTAGTGAAGGGGACTTATCAAGCTGACTCAAGAGCAGCAACTTTGGCTTCCAGTTGCTCGATCCGCTCCATTGCTTCCTGCAGCGCCTTCACCGCCTTCATGTAAAGCACCGAATACTGGACTGATTTGGTGACGGTGCCGAGATCGTTACCGTCCTCATCACGATCTGGCGTTTCATAAACCAATCCAGGGC